CTCCAAACGGGATTGGGTGCGTTATCCTGGGGGGCTTCCAGACCTGGTGGACAACTCTGCTGAGTTGATCCAGGCCCACGACGCCAGAGTCATCCGGCTGTCCGGAGAACACATTTCCCAGCTCGCCGCCATCGCTGGCGGAACCATCTGCGGGGATGAGGCCAAGTTTATCTGCCGAGAAATCACGCAGGCCCACTACGCTCAGCTTCTGGAAGGAGGTCTCGTATGAGTGAACCCATCATCACAGCCATTGATTTCGAGACCTACTACTCCAAGCAGGTCAGCATCACGGTGCAGGGCCTCGACAACTACATGGACCACCCCGAGTTCGATGTGTATCTGCTCTCGGTGGCTTCTTCCGACGGCACTGTGTGGGTGGGGCATCCCTGCGAGTTCAACTGGGCATCAATCGACGGCCATATTCTGCTCAGCCACAACGCATCTTTTGATGCGGCGGTGTATCGGTGGCTGGTAGCCCGAGGGAAGGTGCCGAAGATTACGCCGCTGGAGTGGTACTGCACTGCGGACATGGCAGCGTACATCGGATCGCCGCGGAGCCTGGATAAGGCGGCCAAGCTGATTCTGCAGCGCGATGTCTCCAAGGAGGTCCGCAACAAGATGAGCGGAAAACGCTGGGAGAACATGACTCCGGAGTTCAAGCAGGAGGTCCTTCAGTATGCCTCTCTGGATGCGGAGATCTGCCTCCAGCTCTGGCTGACGGCGCAGCATCTCTGGCCAGAGGACGAGCGGGAGCTTTCGCAGCTGACTCGGCGCATGCAGTGGAACGGGGTTCGTATCGATGCAGACGGGCTCCGGAAGGACGTGCTCAATCTCGAGCAGCTCCGGGATACTTTTGAAAAAAAGATTCCATGGGTTCCTGAGAAGAAGCCACTGTCGCGGACTGAGCTGGTGACCTGGCTGACGGAGCGGAACATCCCGCTGCCGACCATCACAGTGGAGGATGATGAAGCTGGCGGAACAAAGGAGAAGGTCACATTCCGCAAGGACGACGAAGTGGTTAAAACGTGGATCGAGGCAAATCAGGAAGCCGGCGACCTGATGCGGACGATCTGGGGTTTCCGGTCAGCCAATGCCCTGGCGCAGAAGCTCAAGGCGATGCTGCTCCGGCAGCGGACGTCCGACGAGCGAATGGGTTTCGGGCTTTTCTACTTCGGTGCGCATACTGGCCGGGACACTGGCGGCGGCGGCGGAGTCAACATGCAGAACCTGCCCAAGAAGCGCATGTTTTCCGACGAATTCCGGGAGGCTTCGTGGGACGAGTCCGACAAGGAGCAGGAGGAGCAGGAGTTCGATTCCGATGGAGAAGAGTTCGGGATCTCTCTGCGGGGACGGATCATTGCTTCTCCGGGGAATGTGCTGCTTGCAGGAGACCTTGCTGCCATCGAGCCCCGGGCGCTGGCCTATCTCGCCGGCGACGTGGCATCACTCGAAGCGGCGCGGATGACCTCCGACTGGTACGAGGCCCGTGCGCGGGCATGGGGGCTGTACTCGGATCCGCGTCCTCTCAAGGAAGGAGACCCGAAGCTGCGGGATCTGATCAAGCAGCTGGAAATCGGGCTGGGATACGGGATGGGCGTGAACACATACCAGAAGAAGACCGGAGTTTCTCTTGAGCGGGCTGTGGAGAACTGGAGCAATTACCGCCGATGGAACCCGAAAGTCGAGGGATTCTGGGAACTGCTCCGCGCCAGCATCAGGAAGCACGAGCGCGGAGAGACTCTCAAGGTGCAGATGCCCTCCGGGAGGACTGTGCAGTTCCGGAAGATCCAGAGGCACGAAGTATCCCGCGGGGAGGACCTTCCGCCCAGGATTGTCCACACGTTTCTCCGGCTGACCCCGAACGGGTACATCCGGCAGAAGTTCCATGCTGGGTTTGCCACGGAAAATCTGGTGCAGGCGTTCGCCCGCGACATCTACATGGACCGGGTGCTGGCGGTAGCACGGGCTGGGTTCCGCATCGTTCTCCGGGTGCATGACGAAATCGTCTGCGAAGTTCCGGAGGAGCAGGCAGAGCCGCTCGCTGCGAAGCTCAAAGAGGTGATGACAACTTCGCCTTCCTGGGCTAAGCTGCTCCCGTTGGCTGCCGGTGTGAACTGGGGCCGTACCTATGCCGAGGCGAAGTAAGACCGTTGCCGATTATCCGCTGCATTCAGTGGTGCTGGGGGCTCCCGTCCGACGGGGGCCTCCTCGTCGTTTTCTGTCCTGGGTTCTCCGGAAGTCGGCGGAGCCCCGGGTGCTGGTGTTTGACCGGACCGCGAAGTTTCCCCGCCGCCTTGTCCGGGAGCTTTCCGTAGCGAAGAAAACCTTCCGGGAAGCCGAGGACCGCGAAACGGTCCGGCCGGAAGTGGATTACAGCCTGTTCGAGGCCGATGGGATCAAGCAGCCTGCTGACGCACCGGAACCGCCGCGCCCTGCCCCCGCCCCGGCACCGGCAGTGCGCCTGCCGCCCCGCCCGCTGGCGGCTGTTACCGGGGTCGTCAAGTACGGGCTGCAGTTCCCAGCGAAGACGAACCCGCTCACGATCGAACTGACTGCTTATCGGATGGGCCGGACCCCTGAACAGGGCGGCCTTGGGAAGTACCGGCATCTCCGCAACGTCATCGACATGCTGTGGAACCGTCCCGGAAGCCCAGTGAAGTGGGTATGGACTCCATGGGCCGAGCGGTTCATGCAGGCCGCCTGCGAACACCAGTACCTTGGTATCGCCGGCTGCGCCGGTTCCGGGAAATCCTATGCGGCTGCGGTACTCGCGATCGTCGAGTATCTGTGCAGCCCGCACAACACGATCGTCGTGCTGACTTCGACAACGCTGCAGATGGCGAGGAAGCGGATCTGGAAAGGGATCGTGGAGTACTGGAACGCGGTCCCGGGGCTGCCCGGAAAACTGGTGGACTCGAAAGGAACCATCCGGGGATTCGACAAGCACGGAAATCCATGGGACGGTTCCGGCATCACGCTGGTCCCTGCGGAGAAGAGCGCGGAGAAGGACGCGCTCGGGCAGCTTATCGGTATCCACCAGGACCGGGTCGTGCTGATGCTTGATGAAGCGACGGAACTTCCGGAGTCGATCATGCACGCGGGGTACACCAACATGAGCCAGAACCCGTATTTCGTGATGCGGGCTCTCGGGAACCCGGACTCGTATTACAACCTGTTCGGGCTGTTCTGCACTCCGGAGAAGGGCTGGGCGTCTGTAACCGAGGCAGACCACGAGTGGAAGACCGAGCGCGGATATGTGATCCGGTTCGATGCGGAGGAGTCCCCGAATGTCCTTGCCGGGAGGGAGGTCTATCCATGGCTTCCTACCAAGGAGAAGATCGATGCCATGCGGATGGAGTATGGCGAGAAGTCGCTGAGCTATTACCGGATGGTCAAGGGGTTCTGGCCGCCCGAAGGCGTGTCGAGCGGGATCTTTTCGGAGGCGGATCTTGTCCGGGGGCAGGCAACGGCTCCTGCGGATTTCGTCGGGGACCCCGTTCCGCTGGCCGGACTCGACCTTTCCTTCACCGCCGGAGGTGACCGCACCATTGCCTACTTCGGGCTGCTGGGCGCAGACAGCGAGGGCAAGAAGATCCTCCAGTTCACCGACTGGGTGCTGCTCACCGAAAGCATCATGGAGAAAGAGACCCCGAGGGCTTTTCAGCTGGCCCGGCAGTTCATTTCCGAATGCGCCAAACGAGGAGTGTCTCCGCGGAATACCGGGTACGATTCGACCTCCGGGGCGGTCACTTTCGGGGACATTCTTGCGGTCTGCTGGGGACGGGCGGATTTTCTCAAGATCAATTTCTCCGGCGCGGCTTCCGACAGGACACTTTCTGCAAACGACCGGACTCCGGCCAAGGACCGTTACGCAAACCGGATGTCGGAGATGTGGTATGTCGGCGCGGAACTCCTGCGCTCCGGGCAGATTCGCGGGATCGCTCCGGCACTGGCCAAGGAGCTCTGCGCAAGGAAGTATCTGACGACAGACTCCGGCAGGAAGATCAAGGTGGAATCCAAAGTCCAGTACATCGCCCGTGTTGGAAAAAGCCCCGACCTTGCCGACGCGGCAGTGATCCTGCTGGACGTCGCCCGGCAGCGGTTCGGGTTCACCA